CCTAGGTTTGGTATTGCTGTACCTACAGTTAATGCTACAGTGTACTCTGTTCCTATATTGTGGTTTATAATTTCATTTAGTAGTTCTCTTGATTTTGCTTTTAAATGGTCGTGTGCGATTCTTGCTGATAGTGTTGCTGCACTTGAAATACCCAAACTTTCTAATTCTTCGCCTTTTAGTATAGCTTCTGTATTGTAATCTCTGTTAAAGTTTAAACTTAAAACAGGCAATATTGTGTTATCAATTGTTAGTGTTGTTCTTGAAAACTTTTGCTCAAAAACAACGACAAAGTTTACGAGTTCGTCATTGTTGTAATTAATCGATCCACTTCTTACAACGACATCTATTGTCACTGTTTTGTAACCGTCTATCTCCCATTGTATTTGGTGTGATTTGTTGTATCTTGCTTGTGTTATATCGTCAAATAATTCCTGATTTTTTAATGCTGCAGCGTCTGTTCCTTTTACTATTGGAAGTGTAAGTCCTATGACTCGTCCATTGGTGCTTAAAATGTCCGTATTTGTTCCGTATGCTACATTGGGTATTTGTACCTTGTCGTTTTGAAAACTAACGCCAATAAAAGGTATTTCTGTTCCGTCCACAGAAACAGTCGAAGACTCTTTTACGACTGATCCTATAACTGTTGCTATGCTGTAGTCGTATGTGTAATAAAAATAATGGCTGTTTTTTCCACTTCCTGCGTTCACTGTTTGTCTGAAGATTAGTTTTCCATGTACTTTTTTTGTTTGTTGGTTATCTACTACTTCAAAGTCTGCGTTATTTTCTTGATCAGATAATGCGTCGAATATTTTTTCTACAGAGAGTTTGTTTGTTTCGTATGCTAAAACATCAAGGGTGTATGATTCTACAAACTTTCCATAGACATAGTCGTTTTCTTTGCTTGCTAAAATTCTTTTTATTAGTACTGGTGTATAATAAATGTTATCGTTGACTTTAAATTCCATCTGTGTGGTATAGTCATCGAACTTTTGTTCACTGTCTGTAACCAAAAAGACGACTTTATCTGTTATAGTGCTGTTGTCATATAGAGTTTCTGCTATGTCATTTATTTTTCCTTGTATGCTGCTGGCTTGGCTATTTAACTTTGACATACTTTCCTCCTAGGTGTCTTGCTATAATTTTTGCCATAAATTCTGCCGATTCTTCGAACCATTTTTCGTTTGGGTTTTGTCTTCCTTTCCATCGTGGTGAGATCCACGGTTCGTTTGTGTATGGCATATAATATAAATTTGTTTTTATTTCTATTGCTTTTTCGCTTCCTGTAAATTGAAAACTATTTTTTAAGTCGCCACTTCTGTAAGGTACATTTAGGTTAATTGATATCTTTGCTGCACCTACTCGTATTTGGTCTATGACTTTACTTTTTCTTAATTTTTTTTTACTCAAGAGTTATCACAGCCTTATGCAAGTTCATTTCTTTAAAAAAATGTTTTGCACTGTAGTTTTTGTCTGGTATAAATTCTACGCTGGTTACTTTAAATTCTCCCCTGTCTATTATAACTTTATCTCTTTGTTTAAAATCAAGGCGTTCTCTTGTTTCTATAACAACAGTTTTTACGCCTTTTCTTATTCCTGGTACATCTTGTTGTGTTTGTGTTCTTCTAGTTATGTCTTTGTATTTAAAAGGTATAGAACCCTCCCATGTGTCTGCATCGTCTACAGTTGCTTTTGGGTTGTATTCGTACCACTCTCCATCTAGTGGGTACTCTTTGTTTCCTATTAAAAAATCCATTAGTAATTATCTCTCACATCTATAACTGTAAAGTCATATTTTTGTACGAGTAGATCGTTTGCTTGTGCTTGTAATTGTGCGAGTCTATTGAGTGCTGTTATCTTTGTGTCGCCCTCTTTTAATAATTCATCAATACCGTTACCTTTAACAGCGAGTATCAGGTATGCTACAACATCTAAAAAAGCAGCTCTGTGTCTTGCGTTTTTTGCGATCAAATATTCTACATTAATTCTTGCTTCTGCTGGTAGGTTTGTTTTTATTGCGTTCATTGCTGTTTTTGTCATAAATCGTAGCGTTGCGTTTGCTTGTGATGTGCTTCCTGTCGATACAACGAGGTTGATTCCTGTTTCTTGTTCGATGTAGCTTGTCGTTGGTATAGGTAGGTGTAGTGTTGAGTTGTAGACGCTATCTCCGTCTAGTGTTGTTGGGTTAACATTTTTTAAATCTGCACTCATAGTTTTCCTCCGTTTAAACTAGGTTATCGTCAAAGTATGGTTTTAATGTTTTTGATTTTAATTCCAACATATCGACGATTTCGTCTTTTGTGTGGTGCATGGTTGCACCTTGTTGTTTTGCTAATTGTACAAGCGTTTCTTTTGGTACTTCTGATAGTAGTCCTTGTTTTGTGTCTTCTTCATATGCTTCTACCCAGGAGGGAGAGTTGTTTAAACCCTCCCATTTGGGTGTGTTTGGTTTCGCTTCTACTATTTGCTTTGTTGTTATATGTTTAAAAAACATTATGCAGCTGTTGCTACATCAGCATAGAAACGAATACGATTTGCGTCTAATACTTTAAATCCGTATGGTACTTCTGCTTGTACTTTAACACCGAAGTATAATTCGCTATCTTTCACTCTAAAGTTTCTGAAAACGATTGGAGCAGCGAATGCGTCTGCTGCACCGATAATAAATCTAACATTTGTTAAAGTTGAGTAAGCTGCTACATCTGATCCAGTGAGTGTTGATAATTGTTTTGACAATACGACAGTTAAACCACCGAGTTGTCCAACGATTCCATCTCTCAATAAACCTGCTGTTGCAGATGTTTGCAAGAATTCTGTACTTTGTCTTAGGAACGCTAATGTTGCAGGTGATACAATAATGTAATTCGCACCTGTTGAACGGTTAGGGTTTGCTTCGTCAAATGCTTGAATTTGTGCAATAATTTTACCGTAGATGGTTGCTTTTGTAGGAGCACCTAATGCTGCACCTGCTGATGTTCCACCCTCGATAAATTGAATTAATCCTTTTTTACCATGTTCGTTTGCTACAGCAGATGCTGCGTTTACAAGGTATGGTGCTACTACATCTACTGATAAAGTTTCAACAGCAGCATTTGGGATTACTTCGTCTACTTGGAATGATCTGTTGAGGATGATGTCTATCTTAGTGTTACCTGAGATAGCACTTGATAATGCTCTACCAGCTACACCCTCTGTAACTGCTGGATCGTCTAATTTGTATAAGTATGCAGTTGATCCTGATACTTCTACTGATACATCTGGGTTAACTGTTACGCCTGGTAATAACACGCCCACTTCTTCTAGAGTTGGGTAGATATAATTTAACGCTATTTGATCAGTATCCCATATGTTGCTTGAATAATCTAATTGTGCCATGTTTTATTTCCTCTCTATTTTATTTTTTGGCTAGGTGTGGATATCTCTTCAATAAGTCTTCTGTGAGATATGGGTTTTTCGGAGTTGTCTTGTCACCTACTTCGACGCCTCCCTTGACTTTGACCGATGTCAAGTTCGTGTACTCTTTTGCTACACTTTGTAGTGCTTCCGAGACTTCGATGCTTTCTTTCTTGGCTTTCAAGTTTGCTAGCGTCAATGCTTCGTCCACTCTTTCTGGTTTAATACCATATCGGTATGCCAGTGCTTCGTGTTGCTTTTGAGTTAGGTCTTGCTCTACTTTTTCTCTTGCTTTTTTCTCAGCTTCGAGTTCTTGTTGAGCAGTCTTGAACGCTGTTGCTATTTGTTCTTTGTCAAATTGCTCAGCCCCCAATGCCTTTGCTAGTGCTGATCGTTCTCTGTCGAGTCTTTCAGCTACTATCTTGTTTACTTCTTCTTGAGTAAACCCTTTCACAGGTTTCGCTTCTGCCTTTTTAGGTTCTGCTTGTTCCTGTTTTGTTTCCTGTACTTTTTCAGTAGTCACAGTTTCTACTTTTTCACTCATATTTCTTCTCCCTTTTTATAGTCTTTGTTGACTTATCTTTTGGCTTTTAACCTTTAGATTCTAATAATTTTTTTATTTCTTTTGGTTTGACTTTTAGTTCTTCTAGTATGTCTTCTATCTCTGAGTCTGTTATTTCTTGTTCTCTTAAGTATTCGACTAGTTGTTCATAACTTTCAAACTGTTTATCATCATAAATAATGCGTTTGAATTCTTCTTGTAGTTCTAGTGGTGTGTTTATTGGTTTATAAACTTTTATATCTCCTATTTCTATCTTCTGCATGTTTATGCCTTTTATAAATTCAAATGATTGAAAAACTGGCACATCGACATGCTGTGTTAAATCTGATAAGTATTGGTTGTCTATCTCTTGGAAGATATCTTCGTCTGTCACATCTAGATCATCTGGTAGTGGTATAATTCCTGTCTTCTTGTATGGTACTCTTGCTCGTCTTAAAAATCGCCACACCCATCGTCCTTTACTGTTGCTTGCTAGTAAACTATCAAACCTGCTGCCTTGGTTTGCGTACTCGTATATTGAGCCATTGTGAAATCTAATAATAAGGTCTTTGTTTCTTGTTCCCACTGCTGAGACATTACTTGACAGCACATCTTGTAGTCCGTTAAGTTTTAAAAATGCTTTCTCTCTTATGTCGTGTCGGTATCTTCTGTAATCTCTGTTTGCATCTTGCAGCAGTCGCATGTATTATCTACCTATTCCTGCTTTTGCTTCTCTTAGCAAATCTTTTGCTAGTTCTAGTTCGTATGTTAAGTTTCTTAAAATCTCGCCCTTAAATTTATCGTTACTAGATTTTGCTTGTCTTATTTCATTTTGCAGTCTGTTTATTTCTCTTTGTATTTGTTGTGCATTTAAAACTTCATACTTTGCTTGGACGCTATTTTTATTAAGTTTTGGTGGTTGTTTCATTCCTTGGTATTCATTGTATCCTATCGCCATTTTTATAACCTGAATAACCTTTCTCCGAAACCATCGTCTATATATAGTTTTGCGTTTTTACTTATTTCGCCTCGGTATTCTCTTTTTATGTATCTTCTAACTTCTTCATCGTTTTTTGCCATTAACACTATAATTGCTGGATTACCTCTACCTGTTCTTGGTGGTGTTGGATCGTTTACTGTCACTGCGTATTTTATCTTTTGTCCTTTTCGTTGTTTAGATATGATAGATAGTTTTGCGTAAGAATTATAATCTTTCATTTTTTTTACCTCCTATCGTCTATATCTTTGATTATTGTTGTGTCTATTTACTTCTGCTTTTCTTTCTTTTTCTACTTCTTTTAAATATTTAAGAGCATATTCTAAGTCTTTTAATCTTTGTTCTTCTTTTTGTATTCTGTGGTTTCTGTTTACTGCTTTTTTATCTTGCTGTAATTCTGAGATATAGTTTTTTGCGTTTTTTATATATCTTGAGTATTCTCTTTTTTTTCCTGCAAATTCTCTAAGTCTTAAATTATAAAAACTTGATAGTCCACCTCTTTGACTCATTTGTTTTACCTCTCTTTCTTAATTATATAATAATTTTTTAAAAATAACAATGCTGTCCAGTGCTTCCCATGTGTGATCGTTTTTTCCAAAGTGTCCATATGCTGCTGTTTTTTTATATCGTGGTTTTAGTAAGTCTAATTTGTTTATAATTGCTTTCGGTGTTAGTTTAAAGTGTTTTTTTATTGTTTCTTTTATTAAATCTATTTTTACTAATTCTGTATTGTTGCAGTCTATGTATAATCCTACTGGTTCTGCCACGCCTATTGCGTATGCTAATTGTATTTCACATTCTTCTGCGATTCCAGATGCCACAATGTTCTTTGCTAGGTATCGTGCCATGTATGCTGCACTTCTGTCTACCTTTGATGCATCTTTTCCTGAAAATGCACCCCCTCCATGTTTTGCGAAGCCTCCGTATGTGTCTACGATAATCTTTCTGCCTGTGAGTCCTGCGTCTGCTGCTGCACCACCTTGTAAAAACTGACCAGTTGGGTTAATAAGATATTTTGTTTTCTTCGTGTAAAAGTCTTTTAGTATTGGGTTTATAACATGTTCTATAATCTGTTTTTTTAGTTCGTCTTGTTTTTTTATCCATGTCTTTCCATGTTGTGCCGAGATAACTACTGTGTCTATGTATTGATACTTGTTGTTTTCGTATGCTACTGTTACTTGTGATTTTCCGTCTGGTCTTAAATTTTTTATTATGTTTTCTTTTCTAACTTGTGTCAGTCTTTCTGCTAGTTTGTGTGCGAGGTCTATGGCTATTGGCATATAGTTTTCTGTTTCTTTGTTTGCGTATCCGAACATGATTCCTTGGTCGCCTGCACCTTGTTCGTGATCTTCTTTTTCGTTTACGCCTCTGGCTATGTCTGGAGATTGTTTGTTTATTCTAACATCTATCTTTACTGTCTTGTAATTAAAACCTAATGCGTCATTGTCGTATCCAATGTGTTTAATTGTGTCTTTAACTACTTTTTTTATGTTAACTTTTGCTTTACTTGTTATCTCTCCAAAAACTAACACATAATCTTTTGTCACTGCTGTTTCGCATGCGACTCTACTTTCGCTGTCTTGTTCTAGGTGTGCGTCTAGTATTGCGTCTGATATTTGATCGCATATCTTATCTGGGTGTCCCTCTGTGACTGATTCGCTTGTAAAAAAATTCATAATTACTCCTTATTCTGTTTCTTGTTGTTCTTCTTGATCTTGTATGTTTTCTTGTGTTAATGGTACGCCTTGTTCTAGTTTAATGTCTAGTATTATTTTTTGGCGATCCTCGTCGCTTAATTCTGGGTATAATTCATCGATGGCTTTTTCTATACTCATAATGTTTAACTGTACGGCTTGTCCTATGGTTGCGATTCGTTCATCTAGTGTTGGTACTGCGTATTGTGGGAAGCTTACATCTATTTCGTATTCTCCCTCTGCTTTGTTGTTTATGTAGTCATCGTATTTTAGTACACATTCAAATAATTTGATAAGTGTTGGTCTCCATAGTTTTATTTTTTTTGCTCTTGTTCGTATGGTTGCTTTTTCTCTTTCTCTTTGTGATGCTGCACTTGCTTGTACGCTTTCAAAACCTGGAAGCCCTACTGTTAGTGGTGAGAGTCCTATGTTTGTTAGTATGCGTCCGTATGTGTCTGCTATGATTTTATCGTATCTGTCTACTCGTATGTCAGGTTGTAAAACACTCACAAACTTTCTTATATCAAATGTGTCATCTTCCATGTCGTTACTTGTTATTTCTTGTACCGTTTGATTTCTGTCAAATTTGTAAGATTTGCCGTTTATATCTCTTGGTATGAGTTTACTGTTAACAAACTTAGTAGCGATCGCATTTGCGACTTCTAGTTCTGTCTGTGATAGTAAATCGTCCAGTGTATGGAATAATGACTGCACGCTTGTAAAGTCTGACTCGCCATATGGTTTTTTTGGGAAGCGTGAGTTATGTCCTGTGTTGTTTTTTAGTATGGCTGGCAAAAATGTTAAATTATAATTTGTTTCATATTCTTTGTATTTTTCTGGTAGGTCTACTTCTTGCTTGTCTTTGTATGCTTTGTATTCTACTTGTAGTTTTCCGTTCTCTAGGTAGTATTTTTCTCTTACTTCTATTTCGTTTTCTTCTCCTGCGTCTTCTTTAAAATGAAAAGTAATTGATTTGACTCTACCTCTTTGTGTTTCGCATGTTGCGTTAAATGGAGACACTACTTCTATGATCGGTTTATCTGTAAGTTCTAAGTCGTGGCATATTTTAAAGAATACATAACCACTCCATGTTTCTGTGCTAATTGCTTCTTGCAATAAATCTTCGAACTTGTTTTCTTCTAGTATCTCTTTGAGTCTTTCTACTTGTTCTTCGTCGTCGTTTACATTGACTTCATAACCGTTTCCTGCTATTAAATTAACAATTGCTTGTGTTGCTAGTTTTGGTAGTCCACTGTGTACTCTTGGTACATCTTTGCTAACTGTTCGCCAGAACTTAGTCTGTGCTTCTGCCACTGCGTATGGACTTCTTGCTGACTTTTGGTAGACATTATAAACCTGTTTAAAAAAGTATTCTAGTTCTTCTGGGTTTCCTCTGTACCACACTTGATTCTCTCTGAGTTCTCTTAGAAATGTGTCCTCGTTTTCAAATAAATGATTAAATTTAATTAGCTCGTAGTTTTTCACTTACTTCAGCCTCCTCTACTATAAACCATGCATCTTCTTTGTTTGCGTCAAATCCTAACTGAAACATTAACACTTTTTCTTCTGTTTTTTCTCTTGTGCCTATGTGTTGTATGGCGTACTGTTCTTTTCCCCATACTTTGTGTTCCTGTAAAAAATTTTTTAACTTCTGGAACTTTTCTGGTTTAACGCATAACTTTATGTATGGCATTATGTTTTCTTTAATCTTCTTTATTGTTTTTGTGTTCTCTATCATGCTTCCCTCATTCTATAGCTCATCAGTCTATTCATTGCTGGTGTCAGTGCGTAATCTAAGGAGTCATTAAAGTCTATATTCTCTGTGCTGTCATCTATGTGTCCACCTTTTCCGTCTGCTCGTATCTTTGCTAGTGCGTATCGTTGGTTGTCTGCTTTCTCTGTAAATAATAATCTTTTCTGGTATAGCAGTTGTTGTTTCAATGTCACTCTCTCCTGTATGGTTTTTTTTATTGACCCACTGATGTTGATGCTTTTTATCAGTATGTTGTTTCTCAATGTTTTTATGAACAGTGGATCTGCTGAGTCTGGGTAAATGCCATCTATCTTTCTGTATAAACTTAAGTATGGCATAAACCATTTATTAAATTCATTAACTATGTCATTGTAGTCTGCTTCTTCGTCCACCATGTGTGCGTCTAACACAACGACTCTTTGGTATCCTCTTGTGATGCCTATAATTGTGAAGATCGTTTTTGCTGTTGATCCTATGTCTATGCCTATGTAAATCTTCTCAAAGACAAACGGTTTAATGTCATGAAATCTTACCCTGTTGCCTGTTGTTGTTTTGTCTATCCATATATCGTCTATGTATGGTGCATATAATAACCCCTCTGTGTATCCTCTAATTGCTATAATTTTACTGTTGTATTCAAATGAGCCGACTGGGTGTATGTTGTACATTGCTGTTATTTGTTCTTGTGTCATTATTGGGTTGTCGTCAAATTTAAAGAAATAGTAACTGTATGTATCGTCTTGTTCGCTGCTGTTTAATTCTGCCCATGTTTCTGCTGGTAATTCGTTTGCAAATTCTTCAGGTGGTCTTGCTTTGTTTAAGTAATTCTTGTATATAAGTTGGTCTGGTAGTCCTGCGTTTCCTGTCAAATACATAAAACCATTATCTCTGTATAATCTTGTAAATGCTTCCTGTATAAATTCGTCGCCTGCTATGTGTGCTTCTTCTATAATGAAGCCATGGATTCCGAGTCCTAGTATTTGTTTGTATCTGCTCTTGTTGTCGTACCCTACAAGGTAAACTGTTTTTATGCCTGTGGGTGTTTGCAGTTCTATTCTTGATCCTCCTGTTCCCTGTTTCTTGTATTCGCATACGGTTGGGAATAAATTTACAAATGATGCAGGGTTGTTAATAAACATTTTTTCTCCGACTGTTGTACTTGTTGCTGCTATTACGAACTGTGTTTTGCTTTTCTCTGTGTTAAACACTCTTAAATAAAACGCTAGCCCTGCTATAAATGATTTACTGCTTCCTGTAACCCCCTCTAGAAATATAACCCTGTTCCTGTTTTTTAATACATGCTTGTGCTTTTCTTGTAGTAGTATGTCGTTTGGTTTCATAGTTTGTTTGTTAGATTTTGTATTTGTTCTATGACTTCTTTGTTTGTATCAAGGTTTATTTCTTGTTTAGGTTCTCTTTGTTGTAGGTATTGTTTTCCTAACCACACCAGCATTGTTGTGTTTCCATTTTCTGCTGCTTTCCATTGTAATCTTCTCAGGCTACTTTTTCCCTGTTCGATTCCCTTTTTATAGATGCGACAAAACTCTTCATCTCGTTGTAGTGTTTTAGTGCTTATGGCTAGTATGCTTGCTATCTCTGCTTGTGTGCATTGTATTGTGGATAATTTTTCCACGAGTGCATAATCTATGCTTTTCTTTGGTCTTCCTCCTGCCATTATTCTTCGCCTCCGTATATGTCATCGTATGAGTAGATATCTCCGTTTCGTGTTAGCTTTACTTTGGCGTGTGGTCTTAGCTTCTTAAATCGTTTGACTATAACATCTACAAATCT